CCATCACCTGCACCACAAACAGCAAATAATTTAGACAACAATCTATTCATATCATTTAATGCCCCATTAAAAATAGGTGTAGCTGAACTATCTGATTGTAATGTTAATAGCAATGCCTTTTTCATCACATCATCTAATTTAGGATATTCAATACTTGAATAATAATCATTGAATAAATCACTAAAATAAACCGTTTGTCCTGTAACAAAACCATCGAATGTCCATCCTGATAATCCTTGCGTTAACCCTGTTACGTTCCATAATTGATTATTAGAATTCCAATTCAAAGTAAACAATTTCTTTTTACTTAAACCATAAAAATCGTAAGTTGGGTTTGTGAATGTAGAGTATAATTTTCTATCAAATTTTATTCTACCTGTTGCAGGAATTTGTGGTTCGTACATTATTTGTCCTGTCGCTGATGACGGGTCAATTTGCAACATATTGAAAAAATCAATTTCAGATGGAGCAATGGTAAGTTCATCTATCATTATTGATGAATTTGTACCACAAATACCATCACCCGCAAAAAGGGCTGATTTGATATCGTTCATTACAATATTTGGTGCTGCTATCATTGTAGCATCTAATGCTTGATGAGCGTACTGTTGTAATTTATTAGTTGAAAATAATTTTGTTTTAGTTGTTCCTGAAATAGTTTTACTATTATAAGAAGAATCTTTTACTGGTGATACATTAGTATCGTTATTAATAAAATTTGATGTAGCAATAAAACTATTCGCTATTGTGATAATTTGTTTGAATAAATCGTCTGTGGTGTCTTTAACTGTTTTGTTTATATCCTTTTCATAATCACCCAATCTTTTACCTGAAAAGGGGATTTTAGATTTTAAATCATTTAATAAAGAATTTGTAGTAGAGGAAGTAGAAATAGTTGAAAAGTCGTTAAATTGTTTAACGACTTCTATTTGTGATAATATTTGATTTTGTTGTTCGTTCTGAGTTGGCATTATAATTCGTAATTATCACTTTTATTATTACTACCATCATTTACCAATTTATCTAAGATAGCTCTATCTTCATCGGATAATGTTAATTTACCCATAGGCCCTCCACCTGAACCCGAACCTTGAGTTTGTTTCAATAGTACACCCTGTAATTTTACAAGGGAAATTTTCTTTTCAGTACAATCGTTCAGTATTTTCTGTTGTTCTTTTATAACTGGTCCAATTGTACTCATATCCTCAGCATCTTTCATAAAACTCATCATTTTTCTTAAGATAGTTGAGGCTGTATTTCTATTTTCAACCACGTCATTATAGATTTCTTGCATTAATGCTAATGCAGATTCAACATCTAATGTTATGTTGTTTTTAGTCGATCTCATATATATAAATACTTTATTCTAAAAACCCATTTAAAATTCCGCTATATATTTTTTTGAACTTCTTCAAAGAAATACGTATTTCTTTGGTTGACAGCGATGTCATCTCTCTTAATGAGAGCAAAATGAGATTTTTGTTGAATTTATTTCCTGTACCAATTTCAAATATTTTTTCAAAATTACTAAAGATTTCAAGTAAAGCGTAACCTAACTTTTTCTCGTTTTCATCTAAATTTTCTTTTTCAATAAACTCTTCAAGTGAAATGGTTAATTTTATTATAACATCTCTATAATCAATTATGTGTTCATCGATAGTATATGTTAATTCAGGCCTTTCTTCAATATCAGAGGAAATGTCATCATACGAAACACTTCTATTTTGTTCTTTGGTGTCTTTTTGAATTGCCCCCATAAGGTAATTCTTACAGATTGTACCAAAATAAGAATATGCTTTGTGGTTTTTGTCAGGGTCAAACTTAGCTACTTTAGTGATTAAAAAAGACATAGTGTCGTTATGAATCTCTTCAAATTCCATATCTTTTCTATATAATTTATAACGGCGGATAATACTTTCGACCATTATTATCAGGGGTTCTCGTAAATATTCGTTGAATATCTTGTTTCTTTCTTCCTCGGATTCGGATTTTAAATACCTTACTACCGCTTGTTCTTGATCCTCCCCAAAATATATTTTTTGGGTTCTTTTTCTTGGCATTAAGACGCTACATAATTTATATCTCGTTTATTTTTGAAAAAAAACTCTTTTTTTGCTGTATCTAACCAAAATTTAACTTCGTCCTCACTTAATTTAACGGTATCATCATTCTTGTATAACCAAAATAAAGAATCCTCTCTGAAATTAACGTGTTGATAACCAACTTTGGGAACGGTCATAATTCTAACACCATTATGAGTCAATCTTAATAATAATTCATAATTGAATGTTAATTTGATATTTTCTTTGAATTTACCATTATCAATAATAACTTTGGTTTTAAATAAACCTCCACTTGTTTGATAATTTTGAAACTCTAACAATACTTCATTGTCGATGAATCCCTGCATATCAGTAAAACCATATGCCCAAGCAGATTCATTCATAAATGTTAAAAATTTACCATCAGGTTTTACATCTTTTACTATAGGTAAAAATACATCCACATCAGTAAAAGTATCCATATATTGATGCATACTTTTTAACCAAACCGGTTTGAATTCGTCATCAATTTCCAAAATTGTAAACCAATCTGTTTTACAACTATCGATCCCCAAATTAATTTGTGAACAAAAATCTGTTTTTAAATTGTTAACAATAACATCTATTGTTAATTTTTGAGATAAATTACCGAATTTTTTTGCCAATGATGGCGGGCACACAATTATAACATTTACATCGTTATGAAAATCTTCAATAGATGCAATTGCATTTTTTAACATTGTTTCATAATCCCCTTCAATTGTGTGTACGGGAATTATTACTGTGATATTTGTTTCACTCATACAGTTTCTGATTTTTTTAATTTTTCTAATGCACTTTCTAATGCGTCTACTCGTTTATTAAGTAATGAACTGAAAATTGATACTATGTTCTTTTGTGTAATATCTGTTTGATATGGTAATAAAGTATCTTTCATTTTTTGAATAACTTCATCTGTTAATTCAACTCCATCGATAAATGCTAAAATATAAGTTCCTAAAATGTCTACGATTTTGGTCATATCATATGTCCACATACCGTTTTTGCTTAACCAATCAGGTTCCCTGTTTGGTATTTTACCAACTACAGGTACATTTGATTTCATACATTCCAATGGGAATGTTCCAAATGTTGAATCTTCATCAACCCACAAAGCAACCATACATTCTTTTAAATTATGTGCAAAGTCATCATAGGACATTTGAACCATATCTCTGAATGTGATCCATCTTAATTGTGGATATTTCAAATAGAATTCTGAAATTAATTTTTTATGTACAACTCTGTCTCTACAATTTATTGCTACAAATGGTTTTAATGGCAATTCAATTGGTTTAAAATTATCACCAATAATTGGTGGAACAATAAAAATTAATGATTCAGGAAAATATTCAGCTAAATATTTTTTTGCACCTTCAGTTGTTGTGATTATTTTATCGAAACCATAGTCGCTAAATCTACTACCAATTGGTAATGTTTCATAAATGTAATCAAGTTGTTGAATCAATAAAACTTTAATACATTTCATTGATGATAATTGCGGTAACACATTACCATAATATTCAGGGACAACAATAGTATCTTCAATTGATAATAAAATTTTATCTTCTTTAATTGAAACTACTGGAATGTCTTTGTATGTGTCACCTAACCAACTGACACCAGAATAGTCTTTTTCCTCAACTAATATTTTACTGATATATCCATTATTTTTTAATGTCAGAGCCATATCGTAGATATGTTTAACGGATGCTCTTGCATTATTTTTTGTATCATAAACTAAAAAGTATATAACACTTTCTTTGGTTTTTAAATTACCTAAAGCCGTTTCTAATTTTTCTATGTTTTCTTGATTATTACTCATCTTCTTTTATTATATCGCTTTTTATTAAACTATTAAATGCCAATTTGAATGACATTGCTGTGTCCTTTTGTGCAAATACACCCATTTCTTCATCAACTTCCTCGAATTCATTTAAAACTCTATCTAAACACATTTTTATAATTTCATATTTAAAAATGTTTACTTCAATAGAATCAGCGTCTTCAGATTCAACTGATGTTTTTCTAGTTTTCTTTTTATTTATTCTACATTTGTCTGTGATTCCGTCGAAATCAATGTAGTAGTGTTTCCCGAATAACTCAACCATGTTTCTTGTATTTCAGATAATTTACTTATTTCTGTTTTATAAGTAAAGTATTGGTTATATGAAGTGTTAAATTTTATGCCAATTTTATTTTCTGGACAAGCATCTAATATGGATTTATTATCCGTAATCCATACATCACATTTGTCCCATTGATTTACAATATCTTCGCTTCTTATAAATTTAATATGATTACCTAAATAACCATTTTTAGATAAAAAGAATAATGTACCAGGTTTAGCTTTACCCAATTCATCCAAACCAATTAACGTGTATGAATGTTGTTGATTTTCATACATTAATTTATGTAATTCTGTAAATGTTGTGGAATAACTTAATCCTGCGTGACCAAATATCTCGATTGGATATTCGATGAAAAGAAAATGTTCAAATTCTTCTGTAGATTGAAATTTGTAAGAATTTAGTAGATTATCATTTTGAATTGGCTCAGTTACACCATATTCAAAAGTGTTTTCTTCTTCAAATGTTACATCATCAGCTAAGTAAGCTTCGTTATAATGATAGTCAAATTTTTGGATGGTATTTCTTAAAACCCCATCTATACTTATAAAAATTTCCATATCTAAATATAATACGAAAGGGGTTATAAGTAAACCCCTAATCGTATCTATTTAATATTTCTCCAATGATTGGATTACGTACGATATCTTGATTACTAAATTCAAATATACCTATACCTTTAACGTCTTGTAATCTAACTTTGGCATCATAAAGACCTGATTTAGTTTTGTCTCTATATTTGTCAGATTGTTCAAGATCTCCTGATATAAAAAATTTAGAATTAAAACCAATACGAGTTAACAATAATTTAATTTGAGATGGTGTAGCATTTTGAGCCTCTTCAAAAACAAGAATTGTATTATCTACATTCCATCCCCTCATATAAGCCAAAGCTGCCACTTCAATAAATCCTTGGTCTTTCAATTCTTCTCGTGCTTCTTTACCTATTATTTTATTTAACAAATAATATGATGGATAAATGTATGGGTCCAATTTTTCTTCTAAACCGCCCGGAAGTGACCCTAATTTCTCTTCAGCTTCCACCGCAGGTCTAACTATAATAATCTTTTCAAACTTGTTAGAATCGTCGTATAATAAGTCTACAGCACGTTTCATCGCAATATATGACTTACCAACACCTGCTGGTCCGAAACATAATGTAATTTGGCTTTCACCAAGTATGCGCCAATATTCTTCTTGATTTTTAGTGAGGAACTTTTCTTTAGGACGTTTTATGATTTGTCTAATCCTATCTTTATGTGATATTTTTTTCTCTTCTGCTACTACGGGTGGTTGGGGTGTTTTGGTTTTTGTTTTATAAGCCAAAATTGATAGTTTTAATTGTTCCGTTTATTGTTTATAAATATCATCTATTTAATATGTTTAAAAATTCTCCTAACATTATTAGGTAAAGAATTGATAGGAATTAATTTACATTTTATTGTTTCTAATCCTTGTTTTACCGCTTTTTGTGCTCTATGGTGTCCATCGACTATTGATAGAATATGACCTTCATTATTTACAAATATTAAAATTGGGTAATCTAAATTAGCCATTTCTATTTTTTCTATTTCACTATTATCACCGTCCCAAGTTAATAACATATGTTTTAACTTATCAACGGGAATATTTGTAACAGGTATATTATTGGTTACATTCAATAAATCTAAAAGAGTTATTTTATCTCCTTCTTCGTTTTGCCAAGATGTATCATGAAGTCCCTCATTAAGACCCATTACTTTCTTTATACGTGATATGTTTTCTTGTAAATTCATATTACATAAATATCCCTTACTTTTTTAATTTAACATTAATAATTTGTTCACAATAGTATAGTAATAATTCTTCACTAAAACTACCTTTCATATTATTAATATCTTTATGTACCCATTGTATATTTCCAACAATATAACCTAAATTATTATTAATTCTATCAATGGATGCTGTTTGTTTTATATCAGTTTTTCTACAATGATTTTGTTGTGACCATCTTGGATTTAACGTAATATCAATACCAGATAATATACATTTTTTATTTTGTTTAATAAAAAGATTCCATAGATATTCCATAGTAACATCTTCAGAAAAAAATATATTTTTATTTTTAGATCTATTCTTTTTAAAAGAATTATAATAAGATAATGATAAATCACCAACGCAAACGGCCTTAAAACGACCTTTTATATTTGTACAACCGCAACTAAATGTTTTATTATTATTTAAATGCCAACTACGAACTGGTCTTATATTACCACATATACAAACACAATCGTTCCATTGTATATTTTCTTTAATATATTTTTCGGAAATTACTTCCCAATTACCTATAATAGAACCTATTTTTATTTTCATTACTATTTACCATTTAATATAAATATATCGGTAAATAGTAAAAATCAAGAACCAGTACTACCAAACCCGCCGGCACCTCTTTCAGTATCAGATAAATTGTCAGTTTCAACAAATTCAATTTGAGGATATGGAATTATCATAATTTGTGCACCTCGATCACCAACATTGTATGAAAAACTATCTAAACCTTGTGTCTTCTTGAATGTGGCTTGAAGTTCTCCTCTATAACCACTATCAATAACACCCACACAATTAGATAATATTAAATCTTGATTACGAACTGATGAACGTGGGAAAATTAATCCAACATAACCTTTAGGGATTTCGATTGCAATACCAAAACCATATGTAATACTAAAACTGGTATTTTCTTTAATATCTGTGATTGTTAAATCCATACCAGCATCCCCATCTTTTGAATACTTGGGAATGACCGCATTAGGGTCTAATTTTTTAATTTTAACTTTTGTTATCATACTTTGTTGTTGATAAGCAGATTGCATATCGTTACCTAATTGATTCAATAATGAATTTAATTCATTAATAAATTCTTCATCTGCATTAGATGGATTATCACCACTTAATTGAGATTCAAATTCAGTTAATTTCTTAATGTAATCTTCAATATTTTCTTTTTCCATTAAAATGATTTTTTAAAAATAAACACCGATATTTCTACCGGTGTTTTAATGCTTATTATTTGTAATACTCAGGTGTGTTTTTTGCATCAATTACACACTCAATTGGAAACTTAGCGACACTTAAACTTTCGCTACCTCTTACGTCACCTTCACGGTATTTAGCAGCAACAATAGTTGCTTCTTCTACTGATTCGGCTTGGATTACGTATTTTACTTTTTTAATACGTGGGTTTCCTTCTCTGTCCATTTGTTCGGTTTCATAACCGATTGTAACTTGATAATACATGTTGATTCTATTTTATGATTGATTTAAAAAACTCTACTCTATTTTTTGACACTACACTTAATGAATATTTGTGTTTAACAGTTTCATATAAACGATTACCTAAATCTTCGATCATATTCGGATTGTCTATTAATTTTTTCATACATTTTGCCCAATCTTTATGGTTTCTATTTTCAGGCACTAATAAAGCATTCCCTTTATCGTTAAATTGTCCATTATCCATCGCCGAAATTAAATCGATAGTATAGGGTTCAACTTGACTGGCAATCAATGCTTTCTTATGGAATCCTGCTTCAATAACTTTCAATTGAGATTTATTATTATTGAATACACTATTCACAAGTGGTGCCAAAGATACATCAAAAAAATTATAATTGGTTGCATAAATACTAACTTCTTTCGTCCATCTTCTTCTATATGGTTTATCACTATCCTCGTATGGAGTTTCAGCAAAGTTCATTAAATAATTCTTATAATCCAAATCTAAAACACTATAATTATCGGTAAAATATTGTTCATATTTATACCAAACAGTTTCCATAGGTTGGATTGGTCTTTTTCTTTGTTCTCCTGTTTGTGGATTAATTTCAGTTACAGAACCTCTAATATCGAATCCACACAATACAAATTGTACCTTGTCTTTGAATGTATTGTGAGTAGTTGAGATACCGTTTGCAAGTAATTCTATATCACTTAAATGTGATGAGCCCCCTAACCATCCAAATCTTATTTTATTTGAAGGAATGTTATTTGGTTGAAATTGTGGTTCCGTTTCATCAACAGCATTAGGAAAAACTTCTACATTTTTTAATCCTAATTTTTCTCTAATTGTTTTTTTGAATACTTCAGTTGTTGTTGTAACATAATCAACTAATTTCATCATTTCAATTTTCTTCTCACCTATTTTATTTTGTTTTATAGCTTGATACATTGGATGTCTTTGATCAACAAACCAAAGGTCATCTATATCCATAATGGTTATAATGCCCTTTTCTTTCAATGATTTGATTCTCGCTAAGTTATCTTCGTGATTTGTTTGATGTATGAAGCTATGAAAAACTACAATTTGGTAGTCTTTGAAAAAATTATCCTCTAAAGGAGCGTTGAATGATATATCTACGTGTATATCATTTGAAAAGTTATCACCAATAAATTTAAATGGATCTAACATTCTGAATTTACCCACACCGAATTTATCAGAAGGTATTGCTAAGATTTTGATTTTTGACATTAAGTAATATTATATGTCAATAATATACATAAAAAAAATTAAAAAACAAATTACTTAGCTTTATTTACACCAGTAATTTTTCCTTTGAATATAGAATCACCAACTTTCAATACAAGATTTTCATTGATTGATGATGTTTGTTGAGCTGTTAAAAGTTGATTTAATTTTTCATCCAATACTTTACGAATTGTGTTTTCAATCAAAACTTCGATTGCTTTCATATCAACATTTGAAGATACCTGTGTATTACTATTTCTTTGAGATTGTGAATTCTTTGTTGGTAGACCTTCTTGTTCCATTAGTCTTTTTGCTCCCTTTATAAAATCCATATCCAATGTTTCATTTAATGAAATTTGTGGAATTGGTTGAATAGGATGGTCAATCATTGCTTGCTTAATTGCATCTGGTAATTTTGAACCTTGGATTTTATCCATATTTAATGGACCACTTACAGGTCTATTTAAATTTCTTTGTTGAGGCACTGAAGATTCTTGTAATCTACCCGCTAATTCTTCTGGTGCTGATCTTAAAATACTTTCGTCTACATTTCCTTTTTGGTAACTTCCGCCATCGACCATATTCATAACTTTTTTGGCTTTAACTAATTTTGACATTAAGTCATTCGCGGATATTGTTCCTGTTCCTTCTTGCATATTAATAAATATTTTATTTTATAATAATAACGAAAATTATAATAACATTAAACGTTTAATTCTCATTATGTTCTCTTTCAATGTGTTATCTTCTTCTTCACCTGCATTAGGTTCTTCTTCTGGTTTGGAAGGTTTCTCTATTGGTTTAGGTTGTGGTAACGGTTTTTTTGTTTTGGAAACTATAGGTTCAGGTTTTTCAACTGAAGGTTGTTTCACTTGAGGCGCAGGTTCAACTGGTTCCTTTTGTTGAGGAACTTCAGGTTTTTCTGTTGGTTTCTCTATTTGACTTGGTTCCGGTAATGGCTCTGCTGTTGGTTTTTCTGGTTGTATTGGTTTTTCTACTGGCGGTGTGGGTTTTTCAGGTTGTGTAGGTTTTTCTATTGGAGGAGCAGGTTTTTCCGTTTTTGCTTTTGTTGGTTTTACAACCTTTTTTGTTTCAGGTTTTTTAGTCCACAAAGCTGTTGCAATAATACTTGACATAGATTTGTCACTTGCACCTTTATATTTTGGTCTTTTGACATCGAATGTTTTCATATCTAAAACCACAATACTACCCATTCTTGAAACCAAAAAAGTTCTCCATCCATAATTGGCTTTTTCATTACCAACATCACTAGGTGTGCCTCTTTTGGAACGAGACGGCGTATCAATATATGCACGTAAAACTAAATTACCTTTTTTATTATATCCTAAAGTAACACCTTCTGCATCGAATCTACCTCCCGCTTTAACTCTATCTTTACCTTTTCTAGGTCCATTATAGTCAAATGTAATAGGATGTCTGTTTATTACAGCATATTCCAATTTTTTTTGTTTTGAAACATCTAAAGTTTTTTTATCTTTAGGTGCTTCATTAATAAGTTCTAAAAAAAGTTTTTTTAATATCATGATGTTGCGAAATCTGGGTATGTTTTTTTAGGATTGTATGAATTAGAAGCCAACTCAGCATTTCTTGTCTGAATATCGATAGGTGTTACCGCTGTAGAAGCGTCAGGTACAAATAAACTATTATTCCCAACACCGTATGGTTTTGTGGAACTGAATTTGTTACTTGCTATTTCAGAATTTCTTATCGATATATCTATTGGGGTCACAGCAGTTTCTGCATCTGATGTAGACAATGTACTGTTTCCAACACCATAGGGTTTGGTCGCACTAAATTGATTACTTGCTATTTCAGAATTTCTTACATTAATATCAACAGGTGTAACTGCTGCTTTTGCTTCTGACTCATATGATTTATTAGCACCTGCGTATGGTTTATCTGGTGTGAAATCGTTTATAGCGACTTCTTGTTTTCTATATTGATTAGCTAATTCTTCTAACGGTGAAATGTTGGTTTTACCGTAATCATAACTTGGATTTGATTCAGTATTTGGCATATTAATATGTTATTAATTTTTTTATTTTATTTATTTCTTCAAATAGTTTACCCATTTTTAAAGACGAAACAGATGTTTTGTGTGAATTACTTTTTATCAAATTCAATGGAGGTAAAAAATCAGGTTTTTTGGTATGTTTTTTTAAAAATGAATTTTTTCTTTCTCCTGTCATCGCACCCCTTTCATCAGCATTTTTTCTACCTTCTTTTTTATCTTTAACAAAATCTCTTTGTCCATCTAAAAATTGTTTTGCCCAATTATCCATAAGTTCACCACCCATCAAATCATACTTATTTCTTTCCTTTACTTTGTCTATGTTTTGTAGATCGTGAATAATTCTTTTCAATTGGCCATATTTCACTTTCTTATCAACTAATAACTTTTTAGCTCTTTCTATACCGTGAACAGTTTCACCATTCAATCCAAGTATAGTATGGTTGATTTTACTTAAAATATCGTGCGGAATTTCAAATATCCTATCTTTTAAATCTTTATTCATCTTCTTTTTTTAGATAATCTAATAAATCATTTATAGAAATATTATGACTATCCATACTATGTTTTAAAGCTTCAATTTGTCTAACTATTATTTTGTCTAATTCTTTACCTTTTTGTTTGGAAAGAACATCATTTTCATCTTCTTGTTTTTTCTTAAGTTTGTTCTCAATATATTCTTCCATAAATTTCATTGGATTTTCAACTAAATTAACCATATCATCAGGTAATTTAGGATCATAACCCATTTCTTTTAATCTTTTTTCAGTCTCTATTTCATCCAAACCTAATTCTTTTATAAAATATCTTTTAGCTTCCTCATATGTCTTGTTTTTCAAAATAGTCTCTTCAGCTCCCAAATTATTATCTAACTCAACTTCGACCATATCTCCTTTAGGTTGTTTACCTTCCGCCCAATATCTCAATGATGTGTGTGTACCACCAATACCGTGAATACCCATTTGACCATATGCTGTTTGAGCAACTTCATCACTTGTTTTTGTATCTGAAATACCTTTTGTTGCTAAATCAGTTGGTTTTTTACTTCTTGCTATATTACCCTTGCTATCCACAATTTCATCAACTTCTTCTTCCTCGTTTTCAACTTTTTCAGGAATTTTTTCATAGTCTGTTTTATCTGAGAATTCTTTCGCCCACTTAGACCATTTTTTCCCCTTTTTACCACCTTTTCCTGCTTGTGCGTAGAAATATCTTTGTTGTGCTTTTGAAGCAAATTTCTCTTCGATTACCTGTTTTATAAAATTATTCATCTAAATATGCTTTTTTATAAATATCAAAAAATACTAAAGATATTTATAATAACATGGCGAGTCAAAATATTTTAAATTATTATGGGTCTAAACTAGATATTAGGGTAGATTATTCAGAATTATTCGATTATCAATTATCACCAGTTCAAGGTGATTATGATACTGAGGTTATCAATTTTAATACTCCTATTACATATTCATCATTAAAAATTAATGAAAGTATGTTAGGATATAGTTGTAATATAAATACTATTTCAATAAATGAATTTGATTACCGCACGTACGATTCAAGTTATATCTATTCGGGTTTATCTTTTACAATTGACTATGCTAATTGGATTAATTATTTCGATACTTTTGGGGGTTTATCATATGAAAACACTATTTTAAATAATGATACTTATACTTTTATAGGTATAACAGGAGAAGTTCATTATTTTATTATTTCAAATTACAATGATTCCCTTTTTATTGATCCATTGTTATCAGGTTTTACTGAATCTGAAATTATTTCAGGTTTTACTCCTTCGATATTTGCTTGTCCTTTAGGGATAAGTCAATTTATTAACCCACCATTTTTTGCGGAATCAAATAAAACTCCTTGGACAGATTCACAATATTTCACAGGTAATGTTAATTATCCTCAGTCTAAATGGTTTTATGGTGAAAGTTCATTTGCTGTTGTATCTGGATGGACATT